CGAACAAAGATCTAAATATGGTGGCAAGCCAAGACAAGCTGAAATATTTAGAAGAGGTAAAGATGCAATTAGAAAAAAATATGGTAGGATTAAATAATGGCAAAATCAAAAAGTAAAGGAAAAATATGCCCAGAGGGTAAGGCTTGGGCAAAAAGAACATTTGATGTTTATCCCAGCGCGTACGCAAATTTAGCAGCTTCTAAATATTGTAAAGACCCAAATTACGCAAAAAAAGCTAAAGGCGGTAAAAGAAAAGGCAAACGTTTTGGTGGCCCAATAAGAGGCCAAGGTATTGTTATGTCTAATAGATTAAGATGAGTAAGGGTCAGCTACAAAGTTGGTTAGATGAAGATTGGGTAAGATTAGGTGCAGATGGCTCAATAAAAGGATCTTGTGGTGGTAGAAAAGAAGCTGAGGGTAAACCAAAATGTATTCCTAGAAGTAAAGCAAACAGACTAAGCAAATCACAAAGGGCAAAATTAGTTGCACGTAAAAGAAAAAAAGACCCAAATCCAAACAGAAAAGGTAAGCCCATTATGGTATCTAATAAATTAAAATCAGGAGGCAAAGTGAAAAAACTAAAACCAATACCGCCAGGCAATAAAGGTTTGCCTAAATTACCAAAAGAAGTCAGAAATAAAATGGGATATTTTGTTGATGGCGGTAGAGCTGAAAAAAAGAAAGGTGGCAAGATAGCTAGAGGTTGTGGTAAAGTTATGTCTAATAGGCGTAAATATACAACTACAAGATAGGAGATAATATGCCAAAACAAGACAAAGAAATGGCAGCCAAGTTAAAAGCAAGGCAAGCCGCTAAAGTAAGACCAGATGAGCCTGTAGTAGAGGATCGTATTTATATAAATATGCCCAAGAAAAAGGCACCTGCCAAAAAGACTAAAACAGCACCAAAAAAAAGTGCTAAAAAATAAGGAGTAAAAGATGCCAGGCAAAAAAAATTCAAAGTACGGTAGTATGATGAAAAAGTCTAAAGGCGGTTCACTTATGAAAAAATCCAAAGGCGGATCACTTATGAAAAAGTCTAAGGGTGGATCATTAATGAAGAAATCTAAAGGTGGCTCTTTAATGAAGAAATCGAAAGGAGGCTCTCTTATGAAGAAGTCTAAAGGCGGTTCTTTAATGAAGAAGTCAAAAGGAGGATCTTTGATGAAAAGATCTAAGGGTGGTTCTTTAATGAAAAAATCAAAGGGTGGATCAGTTATGATGGCAGGCAACGCAAATAGAAGAAGAAATCGTTTGAGATAGTGCCATATTTAATTAGTAATATCCCACATTTTAAATGTTGGGTTAGGAGAGAGTTCACACACAATCATGAGGATTATCATGAAGAGTATTTACATGCTCTAGCTATAGCCGTTAATACAATTCCAGATAGATCACTTAGCTTCCAAGTAGTTTTTACAGGAGAAGAGTCAAATTGTGAAGATTGGGATGAGGGAAATATACATGGTGGGGCTATGTGGGCACGTATGCCAATACAAGGTCTTGTAGCAGACATACCTATGGAAGAGTTCCCAAAGCCTATGGAAGATCATTTAGCACAACCTTGGGACTGTGAGGCAAGAGATCATGCAGTTACAGTTATGGATAGAGTTAGCTCATCACCTTGGATTGCTAAGATAGATGGTGGTTTTTATCAAGCTAAATATCTTTTTACCGTAGATTATACAAATACAGATATTGCAGATGATCCTGCACAACACAAACAAAGTCATGTATTATATATAACTGAAGACTGTGAATGGAAAGGTAACTTAGTTGCTTTACCTAATAACAGGGTTAGGGCTACAAGTCCTGCCTTATGGGTGACAGGTGAGGGACCTCCGCAGTTTAAACCTTCGCAGTGGAAGCACTCAGCAGAAGGACATGAAAGTTATCTTGATCCGTCAATAACTTTTGATAATTTATACGAGGACTAAATATGGCAGAATTAAGCGTAGCAGCAAAAAGAAAACTAATAAAAGAACTTAAAGGAGCCTCTAGGTTGCATGCGAAACAGGCAAAACAAATAGAGAAATCTTTACAAAAACCTAAGAAGAAAAAATAATGGCTACATCAAGTAGTACAGACTTTGAGCCAAACGTAGCCGAGTTTGTTGAAGAAGCCTTTGAAAGATGTGGCTTAGAACTTAGAACTGGCTACGACCTTAAAACAGCACGTAGATCCATAAATCTTATGTTAGCTGAATGGGCAAACAGAGGTTTAAACCAGTGGACAATAGAAGAAGGCACGCAAACCGTAACTGAAGGCACCACAAGTTACTCTTTAAATGCAAACGTAATTGATTTGTTAGACGTTGTTCTACGTAGAACAATTAACCAAACTCAGACAGATATTAGTATGAATAGGATTAGTAGGTCTGAATATATTAATATTCCTAATAAAACTACTAAAGCTAGGCCTTCTCAGTTCTTTTTAGATAAATTAGCAACTCCTGCGTTAAAAATATGGCCAGCACCAGAAAATTCTACGGATATTTTAGTATTTAATAAAATTGTTAGAATGGATGACGCAGATAAGCCTACAAACACTATGGATATGCCTTTTAGGTTTTTCCCTTGTTTTGCAGCTGGCCTGGCCTATTACATATCTTTAAAAAGAGCACCAGAAAGAACGACACAACTAAAAGCAATATACGAAGAAGAATTTAGAAGAGCAGCTGATCAAGATGAAGATAGAGCTTCTTTTAATATTAGGCCTCGTATTAGGATGATGTAATGGCTTACGCTACTGGTAAATTTGCTAAGGCTTTATGTGATAGATGTGGTTTTGAATACAAACTATTAGAACTAAGAGAAGAATGGAATGGTCTTAAAGTTTGTAATAGTTGTTATGAACCAAAACATCCACAGCTTGAACCATTAAGAGCAAAAGCAGATCCAGAGGCATTATACAGGCCTAGACCCAATAACGATAACGAGGTAGGTGAAGGCTTCGTAGTTGTTACAAGTAACGATATATTCAAATACAGCACCTTAAATCCATCAACTTTAGGTAGTAACTTTACGGTAGAAAAAATGACAGGCTCTCTTGGTACGGTTACAATAGTTACATCATGACATTAGCTGAATTAAAAACATTAATACAAAACTATACAGAAAATACTGAGACGACTTTTGTTAATTCGTTAGATGACTTTATAAAAAATGCAGAGGAAAGAATATTTGAATTAATACAATTTGATTATTTTAGAAAAAATGTTACAGGTACCTTAACAACTGGTAATACATATTTAACAGCACCAACCGATTATCAAACGAGTTTTTCTTTAGCAGTTATAGATTCTAGTGGTGATTATCATTACCTGGATAAAAAACACGTAACTTTTATGCGTGAATATATAGAAGATCCAACAGACTCTACTTTAAGAGGTTTACCGCTATACTACGCTGATTTTGATAAAGATTTATCAACCGCTTCAAATAATGGCTCTACGCTTATTGTAAGCCCTGTACCTGATGCAGATTATAATGTTGAGCTACATTACTTATTTAAGCCAAACTCTTTAGTGACAGACACTACAGGGACTTGGGTTTCAAATAATGCACGTAATGCTTTACTATACGGTAGTTTAGTTGAAGCATACATATTTATGAAAGGTGAAAACGATTTGACACAGCAATACGAGCAACGCTTTGCAAATGAAATATCTAGGTTGAAAAACCTTGCTGAAGCTCGCGGAAGGAGAGATGAATACCGTTATGATTCTTTGAGGACAACGGTATCTTAAAATAAATGAAACAAATAGAAAGTCTTAAGGGCAAATCAGTTGCCATAGTTGGTATGGGTAAAAGCTGGTTTGATTATAATTTAGCTAAATCACACGGGGTACATTTTGACGAAGTATGGGCTATTAATGGTGTAGCATCAGTAATCTACCACGATAGGGTGTTTATGATGGATCCAGCCTCTAGGTTTTTGGATACAGAGGACGCAGGTGGCCAAACGCAAAGTATGGCCGATATGCTACAAGAACATGAAGGTCCTATATATACATGTGAATTAGATGATCGTTGCCCAGGTCTTGTAGAATATCCTTTAGAAGAAGTTGTGCAATATTCTAATTGTCACTATCTTAACAACACGGTTGCATACGCAGTAGCCTTTGCATATTGGAATGAG